GACCTCACCAAGGTCGATGACGCATCGTGGGCGCAGCTCGGCGGGGTCGGCCCCTGGTCGGTGAGCGCCAACAACGGTGCCGCCGTGGGGGATCTGGCGTACTTCACGCAGTACCTGCGCTGCGACCACAAGATCGGTGACGAGGTCGGCGAGGTCGCCCCGTGGACGTCGTCCGCGAAGTCCGCGTGGCCGTTGGTCCGCGGCCAGTTCGCCCACCCGCCCGGTACCGCCCGGACGGCGACCGGGTCGGGCACCGGCCTCAACCTGGGGGCCGTGGCCGCCGGGAAGCGGCTGCACGCGGCCCTGCATGTCCTGTCCGTGGCCGGCACCACCCCGAGCATCACGGCCCGCGTGGAGTCCAGCCCGGACAACACGTTCGGCAGCCCCACCACCCGGCTGACGTTCACCGCGGCGACCGCGGTGGGCGGCCAGGCCCTGCGCACGGACGGCACCGCCATCACTGACGCGTGGTGGCGTGTGGCGTGGACGATCTCCGGCACCACGCCGTCGTTCCTTTTTGCCGCTGCCCTCGGCATCGGCTGATCACCCAACCCCTCCGGCCCGGCCCGCTTCCTGGGTACCGGGCGTCCCGTCATGTCTGAAAGGGAGGCCAGCCGTGCCGAAGATGGTTCTGCTCGCCGAGTTCCTGTCCATCAACTCCAACGACCTGTCCGAGTGGGCCAAGAAGGCCGAGCTCCAAGTCGAGGTCGAGGAGAAGGACGTCACCAACTACAAGTCGCTGGGCTGGAAGGAAGTCATCGGCGGCCTCAAGTCCGGTGAGCTGGGCTGCGAGTTCCTCCAGGACTTCGCCGCAACGAAGCTGGACGCCATCATGTGGCCCCTGCTGGGCACGGTCGTACCGTTCGAGGTGCGCGCCGACCAGGCCGCGGTGGGCACCTCGAACCCGTCATACACCGGCAACATCCTCATCAACGGCTGGAACCCGATCACCGGGTCGGTCGGCGACGAGGCCACCGTGTCGATGGGCTTCCCGACATCGGGTGCAGTGGTGAGGGCAACAAGCTAAACGCCTTATCATGGAGTTATGGCGACTTGCTCCGTGAATGAGTGCAACCACCCGGTCCTGGCGCGCAGTTACTGCAGCCTCCACTACCAGCGCTGGCGCAAGCACGGTGATCCGCTCACCGTGACTGGTCGGCCTGGCAAGGAGAGGGCGCCGCAGTCGTGTTCAGTAGAGGACTGCGAAGGCCTGGTCTACGCCAGCGGGTACTGCGCCAAGCACCATCGGCGCTGGCGTAGACACGGCGATCCTTCTGTCGCTCTTGGAAGCAGCGGGCGGCAGATCGGCGAGACGGTTCCGTGCTCGGTGGACGGATGCGCCGCCAACGCCAAGGCGCGCACGTTCTGCGAACTGCATTACCAGCGTTGGCAGCGCCATGGGGATCCCACGGTGCTATTGCAGAACGGACCAGGTTCGGCGGTCGGATGGCTTGATCCGACCGACGGCTACCGGAAGCGGTGGGTGGCGGGCCGAGGCAAGGTCAAGGAGCACCGTCTCGTGATGGAGCAGATCCTCGGCCGCAAGCTGTTCAAGGACGAGACCGTTCACCACAAGAACGGCATTCGTCACGACAACCGCCCCGAGAACCTGGAGCTGTGGTCGTCAAGTCACCCTCACGGTCAGCGAGTTGAAGACAAGGTGGAGTGGGCTATGCAGATCATTAGCCGTTACGCGCCGGAGCGCCTCGCTCCTGGCGCCGTGACCCGGGCGACAACCTGATGGCTGGCGGGCCGCCGTTCGCTCTCGGCGTGGAGACCCACGACGGCCTCGCCGCACTGGTCCGCGCCCTGCGCGCCGAGGAGGACGGCAAGGAGCTCCGCAAGGAACTCGCGAAGAACATGCGCGAGGCCCTCAAGCCGGGGGCGGAGCAGGCCAAGAACTCCATCATGGGCATGGTCTCCCTGCACGGGGCGACGCCGGCGCTGCGCACCTCCATTGCCCGGAAGATCCGGCCCGAGGTGAAGCTCGGCGGACGCTGGTCCGGGGCCCGCGTGAAGGCGTTCAAGACGAAGAACATCCGCGGCTTCGCGAACGCGCCGAAGCGCACCAACCGTGCCTCTGGCTGGCGCCACCCCGTGTACGGCAACCGCGAGGTGTGGGCGCATCAGCGCGGAAAGCTCGAATGGTTCGACCGGGCGTTCCGCGGCCGTGAGGGCCTGTACAAGCAGGCCGTTGAACAAGCGATGGAAGACATGGCCCGGCGCATCGCGAACCGGGCCCACTGAGGGGGGACAACCCATGTATCTGGTCTACACACCCGAGGGCAGCGACGCGCCGAAGCGCTGGAAGTACCAGCCGAAGAAGCTCATGTCCGCCGAGCGGGAAATGCTCGAGCGGTACACCGGCCGGAACTTCTCCGAGTTCACGGTCGACGTGCAGAAGGGCAACGCCAAGTGCCGGCGAGCCCTGCTGTACCTGTACCTGAAGCGCGAGCACCCCACCCTGAAGTTCGACGACGTCGACTTCGCCTGGGATGAGCTCACCCTCGAGCACTCCAAGGGCGAGCTGATGCTGATGCGGGAGAACGTCATCGACTCCGTTCCGCCGGACCAGCTGGCGGCCGTCCTGGAGAAGCTCGACGAGGAGATCGCCGAAGCCTACGAGGACCCTGCCGAAGAGGGAAAAGCCCAGCTGCCGATCGCCGACTAGAGCATCTCGGCAACGCCGCGCACCTGCTCGGCATCGTCGGCAGAGACTGGGACACCCTCACCGTCGAGGAGACGGACGCCTACCTGGGCTGGCTGGACGCCTACCTGAAGGCGCAGCAGGAAGCCAACGAGAAGCTCAAGTCGGGGCGCTGACCGCCCGCTACCCAGAAGGGAGGCGGGCCGGTGAGCGATACCTCACTCGTGTTCAACCTGGTCGCCCGTGAGCAGGTGAGCGAGACCCTCGGCAAGGTCAAGGAGAAGTTCGACCAGGCCGCCACGGGGATTGCCGCGGGCGTCGGCGCCGCGCTCGGCTACGGCGTCGCGCAGTCCATGGACATGAGCGCGGCCAACGCCAAGCTCGCCGCGCAGCTCGGCATCGGCCCGGCCAAGGCCGCCGAGCTGTCCAAGGTCTCCGCAGACGTGTACGCCAACAACTGGGGTGACTCGACCGAGCAGGTCAACGAGGCCATCAAGGGCGTCTACCAGAACATCGGGGACACCTCCAAGGCCAAGGGCGGCCTGGAGGGCGTCACCACGAAGGCTCTGGCCCTGGCGCAGACCTTCGACCAGGAGGTCGGGCCGACCTCGGCCACAGCCGGTCAGATGATCAAAACGGGTCTGGCGAAGAACGCCGACGAGGCGTTCGACATCCTGACCCGCGGCTTCCAGACCGGCGCCAACAAGGCCGACGACCTGCTCGACACGTTCAACGAGTACGGGACCCAGTTCCGTTCGCTCGGCCTGGACGGCAAGACCGCCATGGGCCTCATCAGCCAGGGCCTCAAGGGCGGCGCCCGGGACGCCGACCTCGTCGCGGACAGCCTCAAGGAGTTCAACCTCCGGGCCCGCGACATCACGTCCACGGCCCCGGCCGGCTTTAAGTCCCTGGGGTTGAACGCGAAGCAGATGGCGTCGGACGTCGCGGCCGGCGGGCCGCGCGCCACCAAAGCGCTGCAGAAGACCCTGGACGCGCTGCGGAAGTACCCCAACTCCAGCAAGAAGGCGTCGATCGCCGCCTCCATCTTCGGCACGCAGTCCGAGGACATGCAGGCCGCCCTCGAATCCCTCGACCCGTCCAAGGCCACGGACACCATGGGCAAGGTCGCCGGTGCGACCGACAAGATGTCCAAGACCATCAGCGACAGCCCGGCCAGCGCGCTGGAGACCTTCAAGCGGCAGGCGACGGTCAAGCTCGCCGCGGTAGGCGGCAAGTTCGTCCAGTTCGCCATGCACAACAAGGGCCTGTTCGGGCCGCTGGCCCTGGTGCTCGGCGGGGTCGCGGCAGCCATCCTCGCCGTGTCGGTCGCACAGCGGATCTACGCCACGTACACGGCGATCGCGTCCGCGGCACAGACCATCTGGAACGCGGAGATCTGGGCGTCGACGGCGGCCCTGCTCGCCAACCCGATGACGTGGATCGTGATCGGCATCATCGCCCTGATCGCCGCCATCGTCCTGATCGCCACCAAGACAACCTGGTTCCAGCAGCTGTGGTCGGCGATCTGGGGCGCTCTCAAGACCGCGTTCAACGCCACCATCAACTGGTTCAAGGGCGCCCTGAACTGGTTCAAGGAACTGCCCGGAAAGTTCGCCGGCTGGTTCGGCTCGGCCAAGGACTGGGCGGTCAAGAAGCTGACCGCCATGGTCACGTGGGTGACCGGGCTGCCCGGACGGATCTGGAACGCCCTCTCCGGTCTCGCGGGCAAGCTGATCTCGCGCACGGCGGCCGGCTTCCAGGCTATGCGGGATGCGGCGGCCTCCAAGGCCACCGGCTTCATCAAGTGGGTGGCGGGCATCCCGGGGCGGGTGTCCAGCGCCATCGGCAGGGTGAAGGACTTGCTCTGGAACAAGGGGCAGGACATCGTCCGCGGCCTGTGGAACGGCATCAAGTCCATGGGCGCCTGGCTTCGTTCCACGCTGATCGGCTGGGCCAAGGACATCGTCCCGGGGCCGATCGCGAAAGCGCTGGGTATCGGTTCGCCGTCGAAGGTGATGGCCGAGGTGGTCGGCCGGTGGATCCCGGCCGGTGTCGCTATGGGTGTCGAGGACAAGGCGGACGTCGTCGACAAAGCCATGCGCAACCTCGTCAATCCCGAGGCGTACAGGCC